TGAAGGTGTGCGCCTTGTCGCGCAGTTCCTGCTTGTCATGGGTCGATTCCAGGACGGACTTCCATTCGCAGAAGATGTTGAAGCCGCCCATCAGGATCGTGAAGAACGGTGCGGGCAGGATGACCGAAGTGATGATGTCGATGCACGACAGGCACAGCATGGGCAGGAAGTATTTCGTGGCCTTCTCCACGGTCATCTTGAAGCCCCTGGAGGTGGTGGCGATGCCTGCCTGCTTGGCCTTGCGGAGCCCGGCGACGAAGTCCACGGCCATGGCCAGCATGACGGCGATGTACGTCAATGCCAGCCAGACGGCGGTGTGGTGCAGCGACAGGTTTTTTAGGATTTCGATGATTGTCTGCATTTTTACTGTTTTTCTGTTGGTTATTAGGGATTTTTGAGTTAACTTTGCGCTCGGAAAGAAGACTTTGGGTGTGCTTCGGCTCACTTATTGTTATAATGATGTGCTTCGGCTCATCAGTTGAGTGAAAGGGTGTGCTTCGGCTCGCCTTTCTTTTTTTGTCCTTACCTCTCAAAAATCCAGGTGTAGCTGCCGTTGTTGATCTTTGTGCTGACGTGGAAAGTCACTATCGGAGTGACCAGGCTGGTCTTGTCCAGCAGCTTGCGGTTGTCGGGCTTGGCAGACGAGAAGGCGATGCCGTACAGCAGGCGCACCTTCTTGGGCACGAGCACCTTGCCCTGTCTTTCGGCTATTGTGATGCGGATTTTGCCGTAGCTGGCCATGAAGTTTCCTGATTGGTCACGGCCTTCCTTGACGAAGTACCGCGCCTCATGGCGGTACTTCTGATCATCCTCGTAGCCGCGATGGATGACCTTGGCATCGATGAGCACCGTCTCGTCGTTGCCGATGGTCACCGTGTCGGCTTTGCCGAGCACGTTCCAGCCCTTGCGGACCGGGCCGTGTGACTTCTCTCCGCTGATGTTTACACGGTTGCGCTTGCGGGTGTAGCGGAACAGGTAGGGCGTGTAGCCCTTGGCGATGAGTTCCTCAGCGCCGCGCAGGTGCAGGGCGCCGGTTCCCTTGTTGATCTCGATGCCGAGACCGTAGAACGAGCGGGATTGGGCGGTAGAGCCGCCGCTGCCGAAGACCGCCTGGCGAAGCTGGTTCAGCTGGGTGACCATGGCTGAGGTCATCAGGCCCGCGTTCTGGGTGTCGGCGCCTGTGAGGAAGAGGCGTTTCAGCACGATGTTCTGCTCCCCGGTGGCGACGTTGTAGCCGATGATCTCGAAGCCGAGGCGGTCGGCCGCGGTGTAGTGCTGGCGGATGTCGTCCACGAGGGCGCCGCTACCCTGCACCTTCTGCATGGCGGCTTTCAGGGCGGTGATGTCGGTCTTGGCGGCACTCAGGGCGATGACATGCGCAGCGGTCATCGCCCCGGCCTTCTGGTCGGTGGCTCCGTTGATGACCAGGGCTGCGGTCGCCATGGTCCCCGCCCCGTTGAACAGGTTGTAGCGGCTGGCGGAGAACACGACCTTGTTGGCGTCGCTGTTGCCCTCGGCGAAGAACTGCAGCACATTGCCCGCCGCGCCGATGGCGTTGAGCCTGGCGGTGTGCTGGTCGATGATGTCCTGCATCTCGAGCACGGTGTCGGTGAGTTCGTCGTTCGTCTCGCCGATGCCCTGGATGCGGATGTAATCCTCGGCGGTGAGCACGCCGGCACGGGTGCGTGTGGCCGGGCCGATGGCGAGCGTGAGCGACGAGGTGGCCCCGTCGACCATGCTGCGTGCCATCAGTGACAGGATGACGTTGCTGTGGTCATCGACGTTGCGCTGCTGGATGTCGTAGAGGAAACGGTACTGTTGGAGCGTTTCCTTCCAGAAACGGATGATGTTGTACTCGGTCTCGCTGGTGGCGGTGGCCAGCAGGTCAGCGATGGCCTGGAGGATGGAGCCGACGGTCTCGGGCGAGATGCTTTCTTTCTCGGTCTCTACGCGGAATGCGGAGATCAACGATGTGAGTTGTTGGATGTCAATCATAATCAAAATAGCTTTGCGATTTTACTTCGCAAAGCTACTTTGATTGAGCGGTGTGGTAAAAGACAAGAAAACCCATCAAATATAATAAATTCGATGGGCTAAGTAGGTATAGTTTAATAAAAATTCTAACTTCTCATTCTTGTAATATGATTATTAGCTAAGCATAATTGGATATACTTAAACATAGCATCAGATGCTTCTAAACCTACTTTAATTACCTCTGTTTTGCTAAAGCCTGGATGATTTGAAGCAACAATAGGAACTTGACGTCTGACATTGTCCCAAGATGGATTGTCCGTTTCTACATTCCAAGCACAATAAACATTAGCCAACAAAAGTAGATCATTAAATTGGCGTTCGTCCAACTGCCCTTTATATAGATCCTGATCTTTTCTAATCCAGTGCACTTGATCAAAAAAATCATTCATGTTTTTAAAAACAATCATACTGCGCATATAATATGCATCTTCAGCACTTTCATTGGATTTCAACTGGTCATCTATTAACATAGAAGCATAGTAATAGGCCAAATAGGCACTAACCCTTTTGGATATGCCCCTAACTTCCATATCAAAAAAGGCAAGCATTGCCGATTGATAGTCAGTAACCTCATTTAGCTCTTTTTGCCACTGAACCAGTTCTCCCTCATCTACGAATTCGTCCGATCCACGAAGTAAGGCATTTGCTAATTCTTTGAGCGTTTCATTGGTTGCCTCAAATACATTGTCCTTACCCAAAAGTTGCATCGTAGAATATTCGATTCTATATCTCTCAATTAGTTCTTTGATTGTCATATAACAAATGGGTTCTAATCGTAAATAATTATACCAGTTGATTTGAAACTTATTTTAATAGCATACTCAGAAACTCTGAATAAAAAAGCATTAAAATTCATTGAATGATGAAAACAGTGATGAAAAACAAACTTCTATTATTTATTAATAGCCGATCATATTAGCTAAATCGCAAATGCCTTCAGGGGAGATGTAATAAGTTCCCCAGTCATATTCTTTAATTATAGTACCTACTGCCATGCAAATACAATAGAGTATTTCATCACTTTTATTAGATGAATCAAAGTGAGCACGACCTAATCTCGCCAATTTTCTTACTACATTCATATTCAATCTACAAGCTATGAGATCAAGAGTTTCTAACTCAGTAAGATCCACATCAGTTTGTATCTCTGATTTGAATTTTATCATACTTGGGAGATACCTTTGAAAATTTGACTGCACATTAGCTTGAACTATTCGACAATTATTCAGTGTTAACATAAAATATGAGGGATTATTAGTTATACGAAGATTTTCCAGATTAAGCAAAAATTATTGTAATTCTTCTAAGATTTGAAGTTAGCATTGCAAAGATAATGAAAATAATTCTTATTGTACGTTGTTGTTGAAAAATTTACTACATTCTTTATCGAGTAAGTCCAAAAAGCAGGCGACGCTCACGCGTGGCCTGCCACGATGCACATATTAATAAGAAGATATAAATAACAACTTTCAATGATTACTATTACAACGCCGGGCAAAATCACTCATGATGCCTGCGAAGGCCTCTCCGATGTTCTCTTCATAGAACTCCTTCAGTCGCATGACTGAGGCGTAATACTTGCGGGAGAACCAGCGGCGGCGTTGGCGTTTCTTGACTCTGCCAAGATCGCCACTGTTGCCACGGGGCGTCTCTCGGCCTGTTCCATAGTCCTGCCACAGGCCGTATTCGAGGAAGGACTGGGACAATCCGACCTCAAAAAAGCGACCGTCGGCCCGCAGCGGCAACGCCTTGGGGGATGCCAAAAGTGCCCCAGTGTCGATGACACCAAGCATAGTGATTTGCTCCTGCCAGATGCGAAGCATCGTGTCGTTGAAGGCGGTGACGAACTTCTGGCGCTCCTGCAGGGCCTGTTGTTCGGTAGGCTTATTCCCATTCATCGGCATTGTATCTCAGGTCGGTATAGACATCAACGGCAATCTGAAAATAAGCGCAAGCACATCCGCTGAAGAAGTATCGGTCAATCTCGTTGAACGATATCCTCGGGTCGAGGTAGATGCAGTGCTGTTCCAGCTTGGTTTTCTCCAGGATCAGCAGCGACATGTACTGGCGGAAGAGCTCGCGCAGGGTCTCCATGCAGCGTGTCCGTGCCGCCATGTCGTCAATCTTGTGGCGCTTTGCCAGGAACACGGTCTTTACCCGACGGGTGTGGGGCGTGTTGTTCAACTCGGTAAAGCCATTGGCGATGTCGCTGACGCACACGAAGGCGGTTGTCCGCTGCATGTGGGCCAAAGCCTCTTCGAAACCGTCCAAGCCGCTGACATGGCAGAAGGTGAAGCGTTCACTTTTTGCCAGGCGGTTGGTTGCGGTCAATTGCTCAAAATATTCTGAGGCATCCCAGATGCCCTGAGGATATTGCTCTGTCATTTGTTCGGGTACTTTTTGTTGAACTCATCGTATTCTTTAGCGAGAGCATCCAGCTCGGTGAGGGCCCGCCAGGTGTCTATGGCGAGCACCTCCTTCTCCTTGGTGACGTCGCCCTTGGTAAGGGCGCGGATCTGCGAGTTGACGGCCTCGTACAGGATCTCGTACTGGGATTTTGTCTGTTCAAACATGTTTCCGTCAGCATCGCCTGCGTTGCTTATGGGCTTGAAGAAATGTTTGAACTGACGGGCGTACATCTCCTTGAGTGAGGCAAACCAATAGAACACGCCGACGCGCTCTGCCGGGTCGGGTTTTACTTTGGCCGACTTATACAGCACCCGTGCCAGGTCGTCCAGTAGCTGGTCAGCCTTGGCCGAGAGGTAGCCCTGGTAGAGGTTATCGCAGATGATGAAGATCTCGAAGGGCACTTCCTGAAAGTCTGCTGGCAAAGCACGGTACTTGCCGATGCGCTCCAGACGGACGGGTCTCGTGGGGAGCGTGTCGGTCCAGTCGAGCGCTTGTATTGCTGCCGCCACTTGTTGCGGTTTCAGCAAGAACTCGCGCCCCTCGTGGCGGCACATGAAGCCCGTGCCGAAGGGATAGAGGACTTCAAGGCCCGACCAGCGGCACAGGCAGTAAGTTTTTACCTCTGCTGCAGACTGGCTCATGGTCAGCACGAAGTAGTAATACTTGAGCTGTTCCTGGGTCAATTCTTCCCATGATTTGGGAACAACGAGGTTGATTCTTAGGATGTCTTTTCTTTTAGTCATAATAAAAGCGGTTATCGTACTGCGAAGGTACGGTAACCGCCTCTATGCGTAAAAGACATTATTTAATTCTGTCAGTAATATCTTTGATAATAGAATAATACTCTGCAAGCTTTTGCGCTATCTCTTCATGATTATTGCCTTTGATAATAGGCAAATGCAGAAATATTCTACCATCGACATCATAATCAATAGGACAATTAGGAAATGCGTCTTTTAAACTATCTTCATATGGGTAAAAATGCTTCTTGTTCCATACCGTAATATAGATTCGGAAATCTTCTAAAGGATTATCAAAGTCTCCTTCTCCAAAGCTGCTTTCAATTCCGAGTCTATTAGAATCACGGTTAAAATCAATCCCTAAATCCCAACCTTGATAAACCCACCATTCTGTACCGGTAATCTGATTTACTCGGTTTTTTATGTCTGCTATTTGTTCTTTATGAAGCTGTAAAATCTCATTCTGAAAGCTATTGTATTCTTCAATTAGCTTTTCAATAGCTTCTTTGTTTTCATATAAGAATCGTTTTCTCTCCATATTGTTGTTAAAGTAACGATTTTCAATAGTTCTTATAAAATCAAGCAAAAATGTTAGATATGATTGATCGCAATCAGATACATAGTAACCAAAGTTCTTTTTAACTGAAGCAAACAAATCCTGATAGTTTATATATTGATAGCCATTTATTCTCATCATCTCGACTTCACTAGTATCTGTTATTTTTCTAACAGACAAAACAACAAAGTGTTTAGATGAAATCTGCTTATAATGGTTCTTTATATACCTAACATAACTTTCTAATGGATTATATAAATCTGCACCTATCTTATTTTCGATAGCTATGACAAAGTCATCAGAGACGACGGTAATATCAATGAACTTCCTATCATCAGTCATTTCTTCTGTAAGGACTTTGACACTCTTGCGATTGTATGAGATTTCTTTATAACCTAGAAGTTCTAAAAGTGAATTTAAGAACAGCCCCCTTAGTTTGTGTTCTGCATTGGGATTAAGATAGAACCGTAGTATCTGGCTGCATCTTTCCTCAAACCGATCTCCGCCCATTTGACAAATGTCCATGAAAGTCGGATTCGTATTTGTTTTTGGAAGATTCTTAAAATCGTCTAATATTTTTTTGAAATCATCTATCATCTTCTCCTCTTTGTTCGACAAAGATAATTAAAATTTCAGAACCAGTAGCCATTTGCTCTCTTTTTGTTCTCGAACACTGGCGGCTCGAAGAGTTTGTAGGTGTTTGAATTGCGGAAGTGCGGGAACGAGGTCTCGTTCTTGCGCATCATGTCAACGATGTCACGCAGCGACTGAATGGGCACCTGGTTGCCCTGCAGGGCGGTGACAACGATCTGCCGCAGCTGCTCAATGACACGGGTATGGTGGGACGTGGCGACGGAAATATCCGTGAATGCGGACATGACCTCGCTACGGAACACGGCCAGTTGCTCGGGCGAGATGTATTCCTCGGCCAGCCGTTGCTCCACTTCTATCGCCTTGGAGCGCAGGCCCAGATAGTTCGCCCACCGGTGTTCGGTGAAACCGCACAGGTTGGCCAGGTCGATGTTCGGAAACAGCGTTGCGCTGAACCATTGCCGCTTGGGGCTGGCGCTCCAGTTGCTGTTGAGGAACAGGTTGTGGATCAGCTGCTCGATGGCGATGTCCCGGCTCGTTTCCAGCGAGCCGAGGAGCCTCGATATCCTATGCGGGCTTGCCGGAGCGATGTTCTGGTTACTCACGATGCCGAATCCGTTCGGCGTGAGCACCAGGTCGAGTGACGGCACGGCCCGCATGAACGCCTCGTGGACCACAACTAGCGTTGCGCAGGTGCGCAGCGGCTCGGTCTCTTCCATGGCGAGCAGTTCAGGTGCGAAGTCGTCACCGATGAACTGGGTGAATACCCATCGTTCTGCCTGGTCTAGCCATGGCAATATCTTGTCAAAGAAGGTCGTTTCGCCTTCCACGGTGTCGAAAGCGTTGGGCAGGTACCTGCGCAACTGCTGGTCATTGGTTATCAGTTTCGTTTCCATTATATAGTATTTTTCAACGATTTTATAAGAAAAAGCCAAAAACAGAGATTTGCAAATATCTCATTATTAGCGGTTTGAAAAAATTATATGTATGGATTTATAACTTATATATAAATCTTATACATTACTTACATACCAATTCTGGTAGGATATTTAGTGCGCCCAATAGTCACTTCGTTGGGAAAGGTTCACTGACCGCACACCGCCGCTATTGCGGCGACTCTTGCTGTGAACTTTCCCTAAAGCTGACGCTTTTTGCATCCTGATGCTCGTCCAGCGTTGTGAGCTGGATGAAGGGGCATTCGGGATAGGCACCCGTCCAGCCGTTGAAGCGTATGACGATCTGGTGGACCGTGAACAGCAGGTCGTGATACGGCTTCTGCAGGGCCTGGGCGATGGTGTACAATTCGCGTTTGTCGCTGCCCGAGTTGTTGCTCTGCGACTTCCCGGGCACGCTGCCCACCAGGTTGCTGTGCACGCGCATGGTGAAACATATCATGTTCACCGCCTCCTGGATGTCCGTTGACCAGTC